CGTGGAACCCCCCAAGAAGCGTTTAGACACCCCCTCACCCAGAACCATGTTAAACATTAAGCGTTCTAAAATTAGTGCAATTAATAGATTAAGAAAAATTCCACAAAGTACAAAAACCATGTATAAAAGAAGATTGAATACTGCAAAAACTTTGAACAATTTCAATAGAATTGTTGCCGAAGCCACAAAGGAAAATAAACTTTTAGCTATAAAAAAACCTAAGTAGATGTGTATATTTAATTTGAAATAGATGGACGATTGTACTGTAACAACCGATATGACTTTTGTCGAAGAAACTGCTTCTTTCATAGAAAGGGGTATATCGGGTACAGATGTACTTGAATGGTGTGATAACAATATCATGTCTGTGGCTGATTTGTACAGGAAACATTGGGGTGTAAAGCACTCGTATTATAATGCTGTCCGTCTCTTATTTTATATTCAGAACATAAGCGATAGAGATGATATAGGTGATATGATTAGAATTTTCTTAGTGTGTCAAGATTGTAATTAAAGAAAAATATTGCTATTACATTAATGAAAACTTGTGATGTATGTTGTGAAAAAATTAACAAAACACAACATAAAATAGTCGAATGTTTTTCATGTAACTACGAAGCATGTCGTGCATGTATACAGAAGTATATACTTTCCATATACGATGATCCACATTGCATGAATTGTAAAATTCCGTGGAAACGGGAGTTTATCGACTCATTTTGTACAAAAAATTTTAGACGAGTGGAATATAAAAATCATCGAGAGAATGTACTTCTCGAACGAGAAAAATTACTTATACCCGAAACACAACCAGAAGTGGAAAGAATTAAAAAGGCTCGAAATCTCGTGCGTATAATTCGCAGACAGAGAGAACATATTTTAGAATTACAAAACATGGGTCAACATACAGACATGGAAAGATTGTATTTGGAAATTGAAAATACATATGCACAATTAGAGAATGTGAGAAATACACCAATTGTAAATCAAAGGCGATTCATACGAAAATGTCCAAATGAAGACTGTAAAGGATTTCTTGATATGGAATGGTATTGTGGTATTTGTGAAATAAAATATTGTAAAGATTGTAACGAGATACAAACACCCACGCATACATGCGATCCGCAAACAGTCGAAACTATAAAGTTACTAAACGAGGATAGTAAATCTTGTCCCACGTGTGGAATTGTGATTCAAAAATCTAGTGGTTGTGCTCAGATGTGGTGTACCCAGTGTCATACAGCGTTTAACTGGAACACGGGTGAAATAGACCATGGACGTGTTCATAACCCACACTACATAGAATTTAAAAAGATGAAAATACAATCAAGGGAACATGGTGATATACCATGTGGGGGTATACCTTCATTTAAAGAATTGAGGGAAATGTATAGCCCAAATGATATACTTCAATTTGCCAATATAATTTATGACTTGGAAAGAGAACTCCTATTTTTAAACATACGTCCTATTAATAATACAGACGCTAGAATAGGGTATATATTGGGTGACATAGAAGAGGATGATTTCAAGATGTATATTCAAAGACGGGAAAAATTAATGGATAAATTACATGATGTGTCTGATATTTTTGAAACATTATTACACACGGGTGGTGATCTACTTAGACAGTATGTAATTGAACCATGGCGTCATGATACCATCGTGGAAATTATGAAGAGACTGATTGATTATGGAAACGAGAGATTTGAAAATATACGCCAAAGATATGTATGCAATCTTCCTAAAAATATTAATGTAGAGTTAGAGTAAATGTTACTATTAGTGGTTATAATACTATTGATTATATATCTATTACCACACTACATACACCCACGGGTTTTCCATGATGTGATCACCCGAGAGGAGAGAGAATACATTATGAAACGCTCCCATGATGAGCTTCAACCCTCGGTCGTCTCTACTTCTCGTGTTTTAAACGAAAATGTCCGTGTGAGTGACACCGCATGGATTTCCAGGGAAAACGATCCTGTAATAGATGGTATCATTCGAAAGTGTCTAAAATATGTAGATCGTCCCATCGAAAATTGTGAATCTTTACAGGTCGTTAGGTATAAACCTGGTGGTTTTTATAAATTACACCACGATGTTTTGGATCAACCGAATAAACGCATGTATACTTTCATCATGTGTCTCAATGATGACTACGAGGGTGGTGAGACTGTATTTCCGAATATAGGAAAATCATATAGACTCAACCCAGGGGATATACTATTATTCGACAACCTTGATAACTACGAGTATAAAACATCCAAGGCTTTACATCAGGGAAACCCTGTTAAAAATGGTGAAAAATGGATTTGTAATTTATGGGTTAGAAAATATAAAATTAATTGAAGTGTCTTTGGTTAATATACTCACATTCTAACATTTCGTGCGACGATTCTCGTGGTACTTGTTCTTGGGAAATTTAAAAAAAATTGTCGAACTGCGGTACTATTTATTCCTGCGAGTTGATTTATCTGATTGATATTTGCGACACCACTCAAAAGATATGGAATCATATCCATGAATGTCACATAGTAAGTGCTACAGGTACCCCTTATATTATTAGCTTGAAGATTCGTACCATTATAATATCTAACTCTGTGTTTTGGAATTTTCCACATATTTTTTATAATCGGAATGATTTTTTCCCGCATTGTACGACCGTACACAGTTCCCTTCGATGCTTCCCCATGTGGATCAAAAACCCATATATGCTTACTACCAGGTCTTGGATCGACGAGAACACTCACCGAATGACCACCTCCAATATTACGCATACCAACCATTATGAAATGTGGTTGTGGTGTAGGAATAATTCTTGAATTAACATTAGGTGTACCAAAACTTTTAACAATTTTATCTATATTTTTTACCATACCATAATTACCAGTTTGAATGGTATAATCCATAAACACGGACACTATATTCTGATCATCAAATCTATCTTTGGCAATTTGAAGGTACCTGGGTATACCAGTCCTAGGGCAAGCCATTCCACGTCCAATTTCAATGGGATCAATAGTAACCTCTCTACCAGATATTTTTCGTACTTTATTATTATTATTATTGTTATTTCTACTTCTTTTCATTATTATAGATAAAGAATATTATTTAATTATGTACAGATGAACATAGAGCAGATTGCTCATGAAATTTATATACTACTTGGACCTGGTTACAGTGAGAGAGTGTACCATAATGCCATGGAAGTATCACTCAGAGAACTTGGAATTCATTATGAATCTGAGCGTATAGTACCTATACATTTCAAAGGGCATATTATTGGAAATCTAAGGGCGGATATCATAGTCAACAAAGAGATTGTTCTGGAATTTAAGACGATTAAAACATTAAATGAAACGGTGGAAATTCAAGGACGAAATTATTTACAATTGACGGGTTTACGAACAGCGTATCTTATAAATTTCCCACCCGGTCCAGATAGGGAAGTGGAGATTCAAAAAATCACCGTTTAATTGGTATATACATAGGTAAACCCCTCCGAGGTGGTAGTCTGCAAAATAATCTACATTTACACGAACCACATGGGTGTATCCTCTGCCATGTGGTTGCGAAACATCTTTTCGGAAGATATATATCCATCTTAAGAAAACGGATAATATGATCAATGAGTATCATTTTATAATTATGTAATGATGTCTTTATTTGTAAAACAATAATATTGCTCCTGATAACACCTATCGTCGTGATGATTTTCCTTGCAGTATTTCATATTATCTATACATGTACCCCCTTTATATGTTCCAAACACATGATCAAATAATGGACATATAATATTAAAATTATACTTGTCACCTTTTTGTGCGTGGTGTATAGTGTGATACTTCCACAGTATATCATAAATAAAACCAGTAGGAAATACAGAAAATTTTGGTAAACCATCAGACAGTGTAATATTCTTCTTGTAGTCGTGAAATCTTGTATGCCAATTGTTCCATAAAATATTATGTAACGCCACTACGAGTATGGCCACTACGAGTGCATTCGGTATGAGACCCAGTGCATTAATGAAAAATATAAATGTCGTTATGAGTGTGACGCTCCATGGAAAATAGACACCTTCACTCTCTTCATCAGTCTTGAGTGTCATGTCTATGTTTACATGCTTATGATGTTCTACATGGTCTACGGCGGTTTTGGAAAGATAATTTCCAAATATTGGAAACTTTTTCAAAAAATCTGGATTTCCATGCATGATATGACGATGAATGAACCATTCGTAAAATGATATTAATACATAAACAAGAACTACATAGTAAAAATATTTCATTATTATATATAAGATGTTTTATTTTGAAAAGCGTCATTTTAGAACACCTGTAATTCTCGATCGTACATCACACTTCTATCCCATGACACTATTATTTCTCACTCTAATAATTACTTATCCAGTGGTATCGAGTATGATCAGTGTAGGTCTTATATTTCTTTTTCAGTACAAACTTCATTCCTTTCTCTCTAAGGACTGGCCTACATACAAACCTGAACCCGGAGATATTTTACTCTTTTTTTCACATAAATCTGCTGATATACCAGAGTGGGTATATTGGGATGGTATCCTAACTCTTCATACAAATGTACCTATAAAGCATGTGGGTAATGTACTGGATGAAAAGTATTTCGTGGAATGTAGACATCCAGAATTTCCAAAATACGATAATATGACGAAGGGTTACACACACGGTATACCACGATTAGCCAAGTTTAAGTATATTTATGACGATTGGAATACTGGTGATATTATGATCATCAAGACTGGACAAACTATAAACGATGAAAAGCGAAAGGACATTTTAGAAAAATTTAATAAAAAATCATATTGGCCTGGGGGTGGGTGCATCGGACATTTTAATAGTACACAAAAACTAATCGATGAGACTGCTCCAACTTTTTTATCGGTTGAAAGTATATTAAAACACTACAAAAATGCTAAAATTGGACGCCTTGAAATTTAAACTCGCGACACTCATATCAATTTTTAGATACATCTATCTTCAATATATACACGACCATGTGTATAATACTTCGAATGGGTACATTAATGGGTATGTCCTCGTGGCACTTCTCTTGTATCTATTGGGTATACCACTATATCTCATATTAGCTGCAGTAGGTGCTAGAGTAGTATACAGAAAATCAGTCGGTAATGAAATAGTCAACACTGGTAACCATCCATATAATGTCATCATGTTTTTCATAATGATACTCATCGTTGTCCATCTCACTCCGACGCGACCTTAATGGCTACATCGAGTGGTAAATTTTTATATCTCATCTCACCATGTGTATGGCCAATATACTGTTCATCTTCATTACACACATGAAGGTGTAAGCTGTTCACACTATTGTGTGGGTAACAGTGAAAATAAAAACCAACTTTTTTCCATCCTCGTTGATTCGCGTAGTGTATCGCAACCTCTTTCAGTTTATGTAAAAATGTCACCTTTTTATAAAAAATAATCGATAAAATATTGAAATACTTCCAGTCGAGTTTTTTTGTTGTTATAAACACATGACCCGGGCCATTTTCATCGGGTCCACACATTGAAACCGTTTTATCATTTTTATCATTCCAATTTGCGTCGCATTCGGGTTTATTGTGGCAAACCATCCATTCATCTGCATATGTACCAAGTATATCTTGATTGACGGGATTTACCTTCGCACCACTCGCGTACTTTGCGAATACATTAAATGGTTTATCACCCGTGGTGAGTAAGTTATCATTCCCAATGAACCCATTCTGTACGAGGTTTGTGTGTAAATATTTCATATAATGTGTTTTTTTCACATAATCAATATAAGATCTGAATGTATCTACATCATTGATTATGTGAAAGATATTTTTGACATCAATCGGTGAACTTGTGCAGGATCCCATTTTGTTTATATAAGAATAAGAAAGGGGTGTTCACTTAGGTTTTAAACTGTTGGAATAAATTCCCATCTAAGATCATGGCATATCTTTTTCCATATGACATCTTGTTGGTATAGTTTTTCCTTTGATTTAAGAAGAGGGAAATATTGAAGATAATCATCTTCACCCAGAAGTTCACAGAATTTGTAGAGAACATACGAGTAACTCAAAAAATTTTTACGGTCACTGGGGCAATTATCATCAAAGGGTTTTTGAATATCCTTGAACATAATTCTCAGATATTCTTCTAATTCTTGTGGCATATTCGGGGGTTTTATACCATTTAAAATATTGGTGATGTATGGTACATGTTCGTAATACTTATTGAGTTTTAATTTTTTTAGTAATCCCCTTATTTTCACATGAGTAATGTCTTCTAAATTTTTAATTTTCATCTTTTTGAGTTCAGCTCTTAATTGTATTATCACATCGTCTGGTATGGATGTCATTTCTTGTGCCTGAAATTGTGAGAGCCATTCATTGAAATGATTTTCCCTTTTATACGAATAGTTTACAACCTTCTCCGAAGTTTCTTGTTCTTCTTTGTATGTCAGTTCATCGCTTATGAGAGTAGCTATTATCACACCACACGAGTCACACACGAGATCACTCGTGTCGTGGAAATGTATTATATTACTATAAGTGCATGTGCGACACGAATCAATCTCCTTTTTAGTGGGTCGTTGTATATTTTGTTTTTCAACTTCTACTAGATAGTCAATGTATATATCCTTTCGTTTTAGACCTTCTGTTTCTTTGACTTTGAATATATTATTCGTATTTGTTTTTTGTTCACTTTCATCTATATATTGATTCATATAGGGCATACATTTTATCATATAATCGGCCATCTCCGACTCATATTTACTTTTGTTTTCTGGGTCCTTCTTTATATGGTCATTTAATTCTTCTATTATATTATTATATCTACTTAAAAAATTACCTTCCATGTATAGTTATGCTTATCAATTTTTTAAGTAATATTTATGCAATGTATAAATACATAACCACACCGAGGGATTATAAAATTATTTCTGAAGAACTTGAATATAAATTAGATCATAATATAAAGTATCAAGTGGAGGATCCATTTTGGTCGAGAGAAAGTCGTTCGTGGCTAGATGGTATACTCGATGAGTATTATATCGATGTAACTGGTAAGAATTACAGGTACACCACCCCACCACAAAATGTCATGTATACCATCCTTCGTATAAAATACTATTATGGTGGTAAGGTCTATAGTGTCATCACGAATGATTTAAACTTTGTACCAGGAGTCGATGATCTGAATGATGAGATGAGCTTCAGTATTCCGTTGACCAGTGTGTGGCTAGCAGATGAAAATGAGAAACCCGTACGAAACATTACGGACAAGGTTAAGCGATACATGGGTCCCGAGAATGACTTTCATGGAGAAAAGGTGGCTCTCGAACATTTTTTATATTACGATAGGAATGTACTCGAAACTATTTATCCTAAAATGATTTTGAAAAATTCATTGGGTATGAAAAAGGTTGTGTCTACCCTTGATGATTATACTACAGATCTTCGGATACCTTAGTCGCTAGATAAAATTTAAGTTCACCCAAATTTGCCACATTATATTTAAGAATCAAAAATCTATTTCCAACTTCTTGTATTATTTGCAAAGATGCACACATACTCGTCGCCTTTGTAAATATATTAAGGTACTTTAGACTATACAACCCACCGATATTTACATTTTCCTCCGGGCAGTCTATGGTGGTTTCTTGATTGGCAAAGTCACCTTCACAACGAAGTTGAATATAGTTATTACACCTATGAATCTCTATATCTGTACCAATATTCGACATGTCTCGACAAATTCTTTGGAAATCAGATGATGGTAGGGTGGTCACGGATGTCATCTCAATATCTGGTACTTCTATTCTACTTTCATTGATGTCTAATAATTTAAGTTGAAATGAAGATTTGGTCTTTTTTACCTCACTTATGATCTCGATATCCATGAATTCCTTCGATGTGATTTCAATTTTAAGTACATCGTTACTCGTGATGGTTTTCAAAAGTTTGAATGTATTTGAGATATTTATACCTGCTATAATTTCTTCATGTTCGCAATGATACTCTTCGAAATTATCAGCAGATAAGTACATATCTACCAACGATGTTCTAGCCGTATCGAGTGTGATGATATACATACCATCAGGCCTAAAGTATATATTAACATCGTTTAATATATCCTTAAGAACTTCGAATGTAGATTTAAAAGCTGACGCCTGTATGGTGACGAGTTTCATTATTCATAGTTTCACATTACATCTTTAAATCAGTATAAGCCACACCCTTAGAGACATCTTTATTAATCTTTTCTTCTAATTCTTTAGTCATGGCCGGTTGAAGTGATTTTCCATACTCATCGAGACTAAACATACTTCCACAGGTGTCACCACTCTCGAGCATGGTCATGGAATTCATCATGGATCCAAATCCACCATGTTCCACGTCTTTTTTGGGTAAGAGGGACTCTAGCCAATTTTTTATTTCGTTACCCACTAAAATTTTACCATTCTTCGTGAGCATGGTTGGTACTCGCGTGATTTTATTACGATAGTTTGGGGGTATACCTTGTGTATTTATGTTATGATAATACACCAACTGTTTCAGTTGGGGTACAGAGTTTATATACTCGATAATTTCCATAGAATGTTTACACCTTGGACTGTAAATCAGGAGCGACATCTATTATCTACAATTTATTTTGTAAAAAAAAATTAACGCATTATATTAAATATGAATTACTTGATTGTGATTACACTTCTACTATTGGTACTTTTCTTGACTACATCTCGTGAAGGATTCACGGAAGCTTTTGGATTATCAGGATACACGAAGCCCAGTGCCCCCATGAAATTTAATGACTCCAGTGTGGATCTCTCTGGGTATGCAAAAGTTGAAGCGAGTGTAGATAATGACATGATTGAATCCTTTGTTATGATTGCGAATAAAGAAATCACCAAGCGCACAGGTGTTCTTACATACATTATAGAAACTTCATACATTCACAAATACAGGGGGAATGATAAAGACCTGTATGAATGTATGTTTATGGTTGTCAAGAAGGGAGGTTTTTCTCATGGTTTTTCAATTCTCGCATTTTTTGAAATGGAAAATGGGGCTCCCAAACTCATCTCACTTCGTTCACAACCCATAAACTCTGGTACACTCGATACATTGGATGATTCAATGGGTAAAGCATTTGTTGAATACTCACTCGTAAAAGAAAAAAGTGTACCATTGAAAAGTGAGTTTGATTCGATAAAAAATAAATTGATATAATTGTAATGCTTAGTATAGATGATGTCACTAAAATTGATGATAAGCGAAGACAGCTTCGTAAAGAAATATATACGAAAATATACGAACAATTCACAGCAAAAATTAAACAATCGGTTGAATTTGGTCACAAGCAAATTTTTTTGACAGTTCCCACATTTTTATTGGGGTATCCAGCATTCGATAGAATCGCAGCCACCAGGTACATCACTCGACAATTCGTTTTGGGTGGTTTTACAGCGCGTATGTTGAATGATCATGATATTTATGTCTCATGGGCAAATACCAGACAAAAGAAAAAAGAGAAAAAAAATCAGGAAAGAGAAGAAGGTGAAGTTACTGATTTTCCGACACTCATGAATCTAAAAAAGATGGCTAATAAATACAGGGGAACGCGTAAGAGTTAATGGTTTAATTTATCTAAATATTATAAATGTCCGATCAGCTAGCCATCATAGTTGATGCGAAAAAAGAATACATGGGACAGTTGTGTACTATCATGTGCCCTCCCATGATTGAAGTGTTCCAGGAAATTTACAATGAAGCCGTCAAGACCTCTAAGGGTAACAAGGTTCTTATCATGTTTCAAAAACTTCTCAAAGAAATTCCAAATTGGTCCAATGCCATGGCAAAGACACATACCGATAACATTACATGCAGATGTGCTTGGTTTAATGATCTTTTGGCTGCTGTGTTTGTCGCATGTACCAAGATTTTATCGGCTGTTCGTCTCAAGGCGGATAATAAAAAAATATCACTCAAACTTCCTACAGATGAGGTATTTATCCAAACATGTTATCATAATATCGCTAAAGATCTGTACAAGGATCCCTATATATTCAGTGAAGAACAGAGTGAGTACATCAGAGATGATAAACTGACTGAGCGTTTTTCTATGTGCATCGAAAATACCGTAAAACAACTCATTCCGGTGCAACAAATTCTTCAGACATACATGGCTCAGGATACCCGTGATATATCTATCGATGGTGAAGTACGAGATAGTGAAGATCCAGAGGTTCTCGATGAACCCCTCATGGCACCGGAGCCAGAGCCAGAGCCAGAGCCAGAGCCAGAGCCAGAGCCAGAGCCAGAGCCGGAGCCAGAGCCAACTGGTCTAGAGAATGAATTCAAAACTGTACCGGGTGTACAAGCACCTTCCGAACCGGAACCAGTGGGTGAACCAGGGGGCGAACCACCAGGGGGTGAACAGGGGTCCGATGATGATGATGTATTGTTTGGTGATGCACCCGATGAGCGTACAAAAAAAGTTGTATATAATTAAATGGAACTCTCCGAATACCTACGTGACCCCGTTAGTGCCGCACTCATAGCCGCGGTCATTACGGCTGGATACATTCACCTCAAGGCGCACCTCAATAACGAGGGTAAACTCGAACTCAATAAATATACCAAGCCGGCTGTTCTTAATGCGATACTCGTATTCTTTATAGTATCAGGTGGTATTGGTCAGAGGGAAAGTATATCGAAAGAACCATTCTAAACTTAAAGATTAAAAATGTACAATAAGAAAATGACCTCGGTCAGCGCGTTTAATGATATGTTGAGTCAATTTCTGATGGAGATGCACAAAACTTTTCCACAGGAAAAGGGCATCAAGAAAATGATTACATCATTTGATTTACTCAAGACATCTAATCCACGCATGGTTGTAGATGGTTTCATGAAGGGTGTATCCCCATTTGCAGATAAGATTTCCTCTAAAAATGAAAAGTTTATCCTCGAGGATATCGGTACAATTGAATTTTTAAAAGATCTTGACATTAAAAACTATTGGGCTCGTATGACTCCAAAAACTAAGGCAGCTACATGGCAGTATCTTCAGACGCTGTACATGCTCGGCACAACCATCACATCCATTCCAGATGATACCCTGAAGATGATTGAAGGTATCGCAAAAGATTGCGCCGATAAGATGCAGACAGAGAATGGTGAAATTAATCAGGATGCACTCATGAAGATGATGGGTAATATGCTTGGTAACCTACCCAAAAAATAAACCTCTATATATACTAAATGAAAACTTGGTTTGATGATCCTAAACAACTCATAAAATCTGATCAAATTTCTCAATTTTGGCCAAATAAGGATCAAACACCAGAAGATCGTGTCAACGCTGCATCTCGTTTCATCATATATGCGAGCTGTATTTTGTATCTCATTCGTCGCGACCCCAGAATTTTTGTTCTAGGTGGAATGATATTAGCCATCATATACATTCTTTATAAGTCAAAAATGATTGAGGAAACCTATGGCGTTACAAAGTCTGGAGAGTCGTGCCAGATGCCTACGCGTGACAATCCCATGGGTAATGTGCTCATCACAGACTATACAGATGCTCCAAATAGATTAGAATCGTGTTATTATTCCACTGTAAATCCATTTATGAATAATTTTACGAGTGGTTCCATTCCAATGGATAGTGGGCGCTCGAGGTCCCCTTTACCCAAGTACATGAGAAATGGTGTGGATCGTCAGTTTGTCCCCACTCCTGTGACTAAGATTCCGGGAGATCAGACGGCTTTTGCTGAGTGGCTTTATGGACCTAAAAACGGTTCAATCTGTAGAAGTGACTCTCGATTTTGCAATCCAAACGCCAGGGGTGTTCAATTGGATTCATTCTCGGGTGTCGGTAGCGATGGCAACATCAGGAGATAATATTCTTATGTAATAATAAATGGCATATCAACTTCAACCAGGTCTTTCCATTGTACAAAATACAGGTACCATTCCCCGGGTGAGAGCGACTGATGAGGTGTTTGTATATCCTCAACCTAGTAATCTCAATTGTGGTGGATGCCGTCCAAATACTATGCTGTATGGTACAGCACCTTACAAGGCTGGAAAGGGGGCTCCAGCCCAATACATCGACACCAGTGATCAACTCAGACCCCAAACCACCTCTCGATTTAATAAGAATATCGTTCAGACGTATGAACGAAATTTGTTTCCACTGACAAATATGGAATGTAAGCTTCCACTTAAAACCATGCGATATGAACCTGCGAGTACACGTGCTGAAGTTCAGAATGCAATGTTTCAGCAAAGGTATGTCAATAAAAATATCAATAAGAGATAAGAATGGCAGATCCAATTTCAATCATGGCCGTGGCTGGTTTAGTATATGCTGGTCGAACTTTGAGTACCAAATCCGTTCCTTCGGTGGTACCTGAAAAACCGGTAGTCAAAGTTCCCCGTGAAGTTGAAAATAAAAATTTCGAACCCACTATGCAAATGCCCCACAAGAGGGAAATGGAAAGTTTTGCTGATATTGCTGTACAGCAGCGTTCAGGTGGTCAGGAGATTCTAAATATGAGAAACCGAATGTATGATCATGGACGAATGAATAACCTTTCCCCCATAGAAAAACAATTAGTCGGACCAGGTTTGGGTGTGAACGCTGATGTACCAGCAGTGGGTGGATATCAACAGATGTTTAGAATAAATCCCATCAATGTCGGTGAATACAGACTCACCACTCTCCCAGGGCGTTCAGGTCCTGCTGCGGACATCACAGGTGGTCGCTCGGCTGTTGTCGGTGAACTGACTCACAATAAACCCGAGACGACTGCATACCTCCCCTCGCGTCTACCAACGCAACCTGGTCGTGCACAGGGTATGACTGGGGTTGTCCCCCGTAACGAACATGAGCGTACGAAGCGTACGACGAACCGTTCTGAGACTGGTCATCGCGCTGATGGTCTTGGTTTTAACGGTGCTAAGCGTTTTATTCCTATGCAGACCTCCTCACAAGACCCAACGAGATTCAAGAGTGATCGTAATGACGTCCAGTACAATTATTATAATCAGGCGACTCCTGGTATTCACAGTTTCCACGGAGCCTACAACACGAGTGTGGCTGCACAGATTACTGACAAGAATAACAAAGAACTCATGAAGTATGGATTCCGTCCAGAGGATCGTCGTGGTAAACCAAATCGTATGGGTAATGCCGGTCGTATGAATGTACGCGAAAGTGCCCTTAAACAGGGTGGTCGCCTCACATCCGTTCGTTCAGATACGACCCGTGTAGATGGTAGGGTGAACGCCCCCAGTGGTGGATGGACCCAACAGTACAAACAGAAACCATATCATCAGTTTAATAGCTACAAGGGTCATGAAAATCCTCACACCCAAAATTTAGATATCGCCAAGAGGCAACTTTACAACAATCCTCTGGCGCACAGCATCAGTGGATAAAATATTATCATCATAAAGTAATGAAGGTTCACAACCTCACAATAGATAGTAGCCAACACACCATGGAAACTTTGGCGATGGATTATGTGGTTGAATTGGAAAATCCAATTTATGACTGTTCGAGTATAAAACTCGTCTCTGCTCGTATTCCCACACCACAGTTGACAATATGTGAAACGAATAAAAAATTCAGCGTCGATGGAAATGATTTTACACTCCCAGAGACCAATTATACAAACGGTAATGATTTGGCACAAGATTTGAATACATTATTGACACCCACATCAAATATAACTAGTGTCGTGTATGACCAGGATACCAATTCACTCAAGTTTTCTGGCAACTCTACATTTACATTTGAATTTTTGTCCGGAACGAATGGTCGTAATAGTATCGACTCATCTCAGACCACACCACATCAGGTAATCGGTCTGGGATCGAGAGACTACACCTCCAATGTGAGTAATCAATTAGAGACTGGTGCCATCAATCTCAAAGGACCGAATTCATTGATACTCAGACTCACAGTCGGTCACGACGAATGTAATCAAAGTGTGTACTCAGGTACACCCTTCTACACTGGACATATTCTCACCGATGGTTCAGATTTTATACATTTTAATGGTGCCGACGACCCACTTCAACATTACTTTCATACCGGTTCAATCAAAAGTATTCGGTTCATAAGGGTACAATTTTTTTACATGAGCCATGGTCGCCTCATTCCATATGACTTTAGAAATCAGGAGCACGTGCTGAAATTCGAACTTTTGTGTTCTACTGATAAATTAGAAAACCTAGAAAGAATGGTCGAATCCATAGACATTCCAGAACCCATTGTGAGTAAGAATGTATATAGTTGGAACATTTATATAGTGGGTGTTATCACGATTGGTATACTTCTCATGTTTCTCATGAAGAGTAAACCTAAATATCCAAGGCAAATTAGCGAGTAATGGCGTACACGGGTTGAGCGGGCTTCTTGACACGCCCATTAATCTGAGAGATGGCCATGAAGACAATCACGGAGAGGAGAGTAGTGAGAATGGCGACGAGGGCGTAGTGGGTACCACCATTCTTGGGAACCTTCACGATCTGGGTAATTAACCAGCGGATGAAATCCATCCAGGAGATGGCGGCAGCAAAGGAAAACCCACCGACGATCGAGTTGAGCGTTTGGGTCTGGAGTTCCTGAGTGACGATATCAACAGTTTGTAAAGCCTTTTCAACGGACGACATTTTATTATATATCGAGAAAATTATTCGGGTATAAGTTCCTCCTTTTTTACAATTTTTTTAAATTTTTTTTTATTTATTTGTCTGGATTTTGAAAATAATTGTTCATCATCCGATGAATCATCACTTGAACTGGATCCAGAGTCAAATATCTTAAAACCTGTACTGGAAAACGTCCACCCATCTGGTTCAGAGATGTCCATTACTATTAATAGCATTTTTTAACATGTGTTCTATCTGACTTTGGGGTTCCCATTCATCCCATCGGTCGTATGCTGCATTTACGAGTAGAAATTTCTCATCATTTCCATTGTACCTTAAAAATTCTGGACATTTATCTGGTTCCAATATATCCAAATCTACGGACTCCGAGTCCGAGTCCGAGTCCGAGTCCGAGTCCGAGTGTTCAATGATAGACCCTTGACCCACTGTGTACATGGCACAATACCTCATAGCGTACTCCATATCTTCCGGGAGAATCACATCTCTCCCACATGCATCGGCATATTCACCAGCTAAAATAACACCCCGTTCCATCACGGGTTTGATGATATCAACCATACTCGTGATGTATCGATTAATCATACTCTGATCATCCAAACCAAAACCAGTTTGCATATTCATTTTAAAAAAGGAGTTCAACGGTTCCTTCCTGTAGTCGTAGAATATTATAACTCAATGCATACACACGAACCTCTCGCATTTTGTTTGGACATGTTGTGAGACTTAGTTTTAAAATCTGGTCTTTTACAAAGCTAAAATTAATCTGTCCAGTTGGATACCATTCCTCCGGCTGAAGGGCGAAACTATACGAATAAAATCGCCTGATTAATTGCGTTTTTGAGTGATGAATAGCTCCCTGTACCGCTTTGAGAAATGGTACCGTCCCCACGTCTCCATCTATGATTGGTTCACCATCTAAAGTTAGTGTGAGCTGTTTTAAATTTTCATAGAGAGAGAAACTCTGACCAATGAAATCATTCGGGTTATCATAATCAAATATAGTAGCCCCCTCCCTCTGAATGACAAAGTATAATTCCTTCACCGGATGTACGAATCGTAATCTAAGTAGAGATTCATTCACATCAGCATCCACTCTGAAAGTGTTCTGTTGTATTTGAGTCACGATAAAATCTGTTCGTGTGTTCATCACCTTGATACGCTCTATGGGATCTAAAAATACCACTTCAGTACACAATTGAAAATTCTTTAATTTGAGGGTCTCTTCTAAATTCCTGGACGTACCGTCGATTCCCAAAACCAGATCCTGAGCGTTTCTCAGTGTAAACTCCACCTCTATTTCCTGTTTTGTTATGGCACAGAGTGGTATAGCAAGCTCTGGGTGTCGGTAAAAGTAAAATGGAATGTCTACGAAAAATTCTTCATCAGTGTTCAGACCCAGTGTGTTGTGAATAATTATACCAGAGTTTTCCACGACTTCACCGACTCGTTTATTGGAAGTTCGTAGAGGATACTTACCTATTAACTTTTCAAGTGCGTATTGCTTTGACTGTGTGTAATTATGTTCTGAATAAATCTGAAGATAGTCACTCGTGATGCTCTGAATCACCTGATCACCGACGATGAGATCTACCCGCTCTATGAGCGCGTGAGCTACAGATTCGATGTATAAGGTACCACTCGTCTCTATAATCTCTGGTAGTGTCATCTTCACACTCACAGTCTTTAGGAGGTCTCCTTGATTTTGAGGAATTTTAAATCGAACCTTTTTTCCAAAGTCAGCTTCATTAGAGGGATCGATATCTATAAAATCTATGGAAAAGTTTGAATGTTTTTTGAAATTTTTCACAAAGTAACTATAGTCTGGATCAATCGTGAAGAACCTATCTTGGGGTCCAGAGGCTAAGAGTTGAACCTGTCCAGCCATTTCTAATATATCCACCTAAAATTTTAAACCAGCTAAACCACTATCGATTCGTAATATATTATAGTTTACGGCGTATATGCGCGTTTCATTTTCATACACTGAATTTATGGGAATAATCTCTATCGTGAACAGTTTATGTGATATGCGACTCATGTTTACCTGACCAGTGGGTTCCGGTGACTCGGGTTTGAGGGAGAATGAATACATACCAAACTTTGAAGGACCCAGAAATCGTTGTGAATCGTTTATTTCTTGTGGTGTTTTTTCGATCGACGATGGTGAGTTTACATGATGTTTGAGTGCTTGTTCATACGCGAGAAATAGACCGGAACGATTAAAGACAATCTCATTATTAAATCTGAGTTCAGCAGTGACTATATTATTATAAAGATGAGGTACGTTTCCATTCGCGCTGTTCTGAGAAACCATGAAAAGCTCCTTCACTGGGTGTTGAAAATTGAGCATCACGGACTTTTTATTTTCACCAGGCTTCATCTTAAATTTGGCCACCTGTACTTGTGTGATGATGTAATCCAGTGGTCGAGTCGTCAGGTATTCCCTCTCTTCGGGTGTGACATAGGCGAATTCAGAATCTAACGAAAACTTTTCTATCGTCGCGTTCACATCGGATATACCTCCATCATCCGGAAATGCCGGTTTGGAAAGATTCCTCACGAGTTCCCCCAATGGCCGTGTCTTGATCCTCACCTCCATGGATTGTTTCGACAGGGCACAGGTGGGTATAGCCAACGAGGGATTTCTATAGAAATAAAATGGAAGATCGAGAAAGTATGTATAAGATCCTTGATACCCCAGATAATTTCCATGACTATTCAGGAAATAGAGGGTCTGATCTATATCGTCATTCGTGTTGTAAAGTTGCTGATGTATATAAATGTACTCACCTGTGAGTTTCTCTATGAGTTGCCCACCTATATACAATTCCGCGTATTCTATGAGATGTGTGATGACTGATGAGGTCCATAGCATGTCATTTTCACCACCATCATCGGGTTTAGGATCACTGAGTGTCACCTTCAGAGTAATGTTTTTCAACAGGTCACCCTTGTCGTTTGGGATTTTACAAATCAGGAGTTGATCAAAATCTATGGACCCATCGAATTGACTTTCCACATAATCAAATGCAAATTTTGTATGTCGCTTGAAATTCATCAGGAAATATGAAAATTGTGGTTCACCCGTAAGCCACATGTCTTGAAGACCCGTTACGGAGAGTCTCAATCGACCGGCCATTTCTAATATATATGAGTAAAATTTTAGTAAATAAAACGAGACACTACAGTAGAATGAATCTTCAGTTGAAAAAATTCAACCCAGAGAATATTTCGGATGATCGGGTGTGTGTATTCATAGGTAAGCGTAACACTGGTAAGTCTACACTCGTCAAAGATATCATGTACCACAAGAAACACCTACCAGCTGGTATAGTATTATCCGGTACTGAGGAGGGTAACCATTTTTATTCAGACTTCATTCCAGATTTATTCATTTATGGAGACTACGATCGAGATGCGATAGAACGAGTCATGGCGAGGCAGCGTCAGTTGGTGGGTGCGGGTAAAACAAACTGTGGTGCATTCATGCTTTTAGACGACTGTATGTACGATTCGAAATTTTTAAAAGACACCTGTATTCGCCAGTGTTTCATGAATGGAAGACACTGGAAAATATTTTTCATGCTGACCATGCAGTACGTGATGGATCTTCCACCAGCTTTGAGAGCCAATGTAGATTATGTGTTTATTCTCAGAGAAAATATCATACAAAATCGTGAAAAGTTATACAAGTCATTCTTTGGTATATTCCCTTCATTTGATATGTTTTGTAAGGTTATGGATGCGTGCACAGAAAATTATGAATGTCTCGTGTTGGATAATACAGTAAAATCCAACAGGATACAAGATTGTGTGTTTTGGTATAAGGCTACGGTCAGGAAAAACTTTAAAGTCGGTGGACCGGAGTTGTGGCGCCTTCATAAAAAAATGTACAATCCTAAATACCTACAGCAAAAGGAAGATGATCCCAAGCGAATGAATAAAAAAACCACACTCAAAATTACCAAGGCAAAGTAATGCGTTCAACATTTTATTCAAAAACATTGAATAAATATATAATGTCGTCAGACCAAGTTAACACCATGAATCTCGCTGATAATGGGGATGGAATGGTTCCACTCAACGATAAACCATCTGTGTCCTTTACACCTGAAAAAAATCTGAGTGAACATAAAGAAACTACAATGGATTCTACACCAATTAACGATATCATGATGGAGCAGCATCCCGGGATGATGACGGACGAGCAGCGCATGCCGGCGGTTCAACATCAGGGTATGTACCCACCCCCTTCTGCTCCCACCACCGGCACCCCTCCCCCTACCGGTAAAAAGAACCCCCTTAACCTCACAGACGAACAACTCACCGCTCTTGTCGTGGCAGCATGTACTGCTGTCGCCGTGAGCAAACCCGTTCAGGATCGTCTCGCATCCTCTATCCCTAAATTTCTCAATGAACAGGGATCTAGGAGTATCGTCGGTCTCGCCGTAACTGGTGTCGTCGCGGCTGTTATTTTTTACATCGGAAAGGATTACATCGTCAAGCCTTAAGATTCCCAACCCATTTCACTATAGATTCGTGTATCTATGTTTAAAAAATAAGTCAAGAGTGCACCAAAGATAAACGCTACTACCAATGAGATACTAGCTTTCACCCTCTTATCGGTAGCTGCAGTAGGATTACTGAGACCCTCTTTAACATCTTCATCATATCGCCCCACGAGGTATGTGATAACCAGTGAAAATAGAGTAGATACTACAAAAAAGAATTTATCCACCGCCAATCTAGGGATACTTCCTACCATCAGGCGAAGGACATTGGGAATGACAATCGTCATCCAAACCAGATTAATCATGTACGCACCTGAAAATTTTGGAACAATCATTATACCATAGACTAAAATCCAATATAGAATAGCCATTAACACAACATTCACAGGTGTCTTCATTTATTTTATAAACACATTATTTATCCTGAACATGTTTACCACAAAATGGTGTCTTTGTAGGAATCTTTTCATAAATACCAAGTGTGACACATATATCACGAAGTTCAGTGTAATTTTTCCAGTACGCATCTGAATGATCATACTCATTCACAGTACAATGTGCCAACTCGTGAATCAGGACATGGAAAATTTCATTAATACCTCCACTGATACACACAACAATCTCAGACCCCTTGTTCGTATTGGAACCAACCGTACCATTCGTGTATAATACACCGGTGATGGGTATACATCTATACAACATTCTGAATTTTTCATTTTTCGTATCCTTTAAATGTTCCCTAAGAATTCTATAACGCTCCTTTACTTCAAGGAGTTCGTGTGGTTGATTGGTGGTGTAATACACCCACGAGACAAAAAAAAGTAATAATAATATGAGTATCATCTGTTATATACAAATATAAATTTACTATAAAATCTAGATATTGGATTTCCATTGAGACCTTCCCACATTTCCAATTTAAATCCAAGGTCATTGAGGTGTGTCACTAAAAGATCTTTATACGCTACAGGTTCAGGTTTAGGTCCATCCGCATAGTAAGGTGTATCTGTGAGCTGCACCCACAACTTTTCACCAAATTCACCATTTCCATGACTTTTCATCTTGAAAAAATTACCCATATCGTCCATATAGGGTGTGTGAAATATAATTTTTTCAGAATCTGGAATGATACCCATGAGAATGCCACCAGGTTTCATTCGCTTTTTGATTTCCATCAGAGATGTCATGAAAAAATTCTTATCAGCAAAAATATAATGTAATGAAAAGTTGAAACATATAATGTCGAATTTTCTATTAGGACAATTGCAAATGTCACCTTCGTAGAAGTTGACTCGTATGCGCATGTTACTCGCACGACTCTTCGCCTCTAGAAGTGCGATGGGATCTGGATCACACATGTTTATATTCACACCACATTTGTACCACTTCTGTAAGTCACCACCAAAACCACACCCAACATCGAGAACGTGTTGTCCCTTCTTAGCCACTGATTGAATCAGTACTCTCTTTGCATCGTTGTGGTTTTTGCGAATCTCCTCCATTCTTATTCTTATAAGAACAATCTTCTATATTACACTTAGGAGTCTTTCTTTCGAAATATTCACATACTCTTCATTAATGTCAAACCCAATATAATGTCTCTCACACGACACAGCAGCCACTGCCGTCGTTCCACTTCCCATGAATGGGTCAAGAACAATAGCACCCTCCTTTGTAAAGAGTCTGATGAGATGCTCGATTAATTCAACTGGTTTCACTGAAAGATGTGTATTATACTCACCCTTTTCCTTTTTGGTTGGTTTAGGTACCAAGAATACCTTATTGAGAAGACCCTCTTGAGTGGTCATGATGTTCATAGGAAATTGACCCTCTCCCGTCTTTGTTTCATCGGTGATGTGCATGAGCCCTGTTCCATACTTTTCAAAATTATCTATGTAACGCCCTTCAATGGGTTTCACGGCAAGACACATGGGTTCGATGGCTGGTTTGAGTTGGGGTGTTCTCCAATCCGCACAGAGACGCTTGAGTGCCTCCTTCTCCTCTGGTGTTTTTTTCTTATCCTTTTCGATGATGTGATTTTGGGTAAATGCCTTCACCTGCGACTGTGTATATACCCAACCCAGCATGTCCCTAATTTCAAACCCTGCATTCTCAACAGCCATTGCCATCGCGTGGTATAGACGGGGACTACTAAATGAGATGAATGCACCACCAGGTTTGAGTACCCGAAATACTTCCTTTGACACTTCATCGTAAAATGACATAAATTTTTTAGATTGATTACGATCAAATTTCATACCTTTTGGTAAATTACCAATGATATTCGAGGAACCCCGCTTATCTAGTTGTTTTTTATTCCAATCACTACCTAAACCGTCTAGAAAATAGGGTGGATCTGTACAAACCATATCAATCGAATCGGCTGGGAGTTTCTTCATGGCACTCAGACATTCTTCATGGTTGATAATATCAACCTGCATAGGATACTATATATGCGTGTCTAAGCTTTAACTCTGAGACGCTCAAAATTATGATTGAAGATGTACTTGTCTCTATATCGAGCTTGTATGGGTGGCTGATAATATAAATTTGTGGGGTCGTTACCCTTTGTCGCGTCGAGATGCCCAATGTGCCATTCAGATATTGGTACATCTATAATGTTATCGATGTGCCATTTGATATGAGAAATTTCCTCCATGAGTTTTTTGTATTTTTTTTCAGTGAATCTATCATTGAGACATTCTAAAATAAACGAACACTCTTCCATATTGGGTTTTAATTTGTCAATCCAATATTTTTTTGTCTGTGCCACCTGAGCCATCTTAGACCCATTTATCAAGACGTTCTCTTTTACATTCTGTCTTTTTTCAATGTCGTTAAATTCAAATGGATACAAGAGGGAATATTCCCCTCGTTTTCCTTTTACGCGTTTCAACCCTGGCATACTACCTCCAGGTTTATTGAATGGCTGAATAGGATCACTAGATGTCATATCCCTTTCTTTAAAAAATTGAACAGCTTGTTCACGAGTAATGAATGTGTTACCACCCCTCATATGTGGTTGGGCCATCCACGCAAGTGCCTGTCCACCTATGGTTTCAAGTGTAGGTAATCGTATACCATGTGTGGAAAAGAATGATATAAGCTCAGTGGGATACGATTTAAACATCTCGTTTTGTTAAGAACTGAATGTATTCGTTTTACTTAGGTTTTAGAACTTAAAGTTTTGAAATGAAAGAGTAGTATAATGTCTCTCGAAACAGATTACACCACCGTTCCAGGTCAGGCTTTCGCCTGCTTGTCTATTATCGGACCAGAGGCGCCTCAAAAGAATGACAAATTTGGTATTAAAATTAGAGGAGCCTTCGCCACTCGTGATGAAGCTGCTAACCACGCGAAACGACTCCAGAAAGAGGATCCCACCTTTGATATTTATGTAGTCGATCTATACAAATGGTTGCTCATCCCCCCAGACCCTATGAAGATTGAGGATGTACACTATAATAATGAAAAATTGGAAGAGATTATGAGTGGTTACAAGGAGAATCAAGCTCAGGCAGCTCGTATGTTTCAGGAGCGAAAACAGAGCATGGCAACAAATGGAAATAATTTCGTACCCGGTGATGAAAACTCTAAATTTTACACGAAATCAGACGAAACCCCTATCTCCCACCCCGCCGAAGTTTTGGAGCGTCTCAAGAAAGAAAATCCCACCATCACAACAGAGGAACTCGTCGCAGAGGCTGACGCCATCGTAGCCAGAGAAATTGAAGAGCGTCGTAAACAGAGGGAACTTCCCGAAATTCAAGAGTAAATTATATATGTATAAAGTATGTATAAGATATTAGCCACTATCATTCTGGTTGGTGGTTTTTTTATTTTGTTTTTTAATCCATCATTTGAATTAAAAAACAAAAGAGAAAAAATTCAAACAAGCATGGCGACTGGATTCATAGAAGATACGAACGAGGCTTTCATCATCCCCACATATCCAACACAACTCATAGAGAAGGATATGTATGGTAATATAAAACCAATTTACGGGGATATTGGGAATTTTATACCATATACAAAAGATGATTAAGTGTACCTGAGGATGACAGGTTGCATAGTCTTACCCATAAAAAATCCTAAAAGAAACACAGCAAAGGCGATAATCCAGGTGGACTTGTCAACTTTTTCAAACAAGTCAAAACCTTTACTATGAGATTGTACTGGGGGAGGGTGAGGGTAATCCATGTAATACGATGGAGGATGTTCCTCTTCATGAATGGGTTCGTCATCTGATTTATCAGGAATGCTTGGATTGTATTCTATAGGATTCCCTATTTCTGTCTCCATTTTCTAATTATACTTCCGTTTTTTTTAAGCGTCATCATCATCCACTATGAAATCCTCTAAACTTCCCACATCACTTTCACTTTCACTCTCCGTCTCTGAATCTATACCACTATCATCTTCCGTATCATAATCATCTGATAAAAAATCATCCGTAAATTCAGTTTCAGTTGGCTTAAATGTTTCAGGTTTCTTTATCTTACGACCAGACCTGGTGATCATGTATATTTTATAGTTTATTTATGTTTAAGTATGTTTATGACATTCGGCGTCAAACAATGTGTCCGCGATGTACTTTTTTTACATCGCGGACATTTTTGCTTAATCTCTTTTCCCTTGATGATGTATGACATGACACACCGATCTTCATGCTCTCCGTCAATATTCTCACAGTGTGTGGATGTTGTGAGTAAAATTATATTCGTCTTTTGCTGTTTAAGACTCACAGCCTTCATAGTTTCGGGGCCGTGCATAAATTTTTTTATGAATCGCTCGAGTTGTTCTTTAGCATCGTTATTCACCTGGGGTTTTTCCTCCTCCTCCCACTTTTTTATTTCTGGACACCTGGATAATTCATTCTTATCTGGATATAATTGTTCTACGATGCTATTTGAAAGTTTGTGCCTTCTCCCACAAAAATCTTTACAAAATCCATTGCGCCTCCCCACCAAAGTGTCACATATACAAAAGCACTTCTGAATTATCGTGTACCCACTCACTATAAACCACACATGATTCGATCCATGTTCCCGTCTGATATTTTCACAATACTTCGACGTCGTCGATACGAGATAGGTGTCTCTCTTTTTAAAAAGTTTAGTGACTCGTGCGTTTCCTTGACCCTCCAAATGCTTACGAATAAATTGTTCCAAGTCACGCTTTACACCAAAATCACACACTTCATCCTTATCCATGGTGGTAGGTGGTAAAGTATTCGATTGCTGCATCTTGAGGGGTGGATCCACATGAATCGTCTGGGGTTCATTCGTACGAATGACTGCCATTTTTAAAACATCCAACGAAGGATCCTGACTCACATCTAACATCTGATTAAACACACCACATCTGTAAATGTACAACGGGAGATACGCGAGCTGATCGATCTTTCCAGACTCACATGTACCACACCCTCGCCCTTCACAATCATCATGTTTTACACGCTTATACGACCATGGCATACGAAAACCACTCCCCTTTGTTTTTCTCGAAGCATTACCGTATACAGCAGCATCTATGATATTTTCCCAGTCGACATTTTTTGTGGCCGCGAGTGTCAATATGATATGTTCACGAAGTGCAACGGCGGATGCCTGATCGACGACAAATCCAGGCCAATTGAGATGAACACCAGTCTTTGTGAGACCACTCGTACATCTTTTAGGCGGTGCGACCGATACAAGACATTCTTTCCCCCCATGATGCCTCACTTTGTCACAGATAATCTTACAGATATCCTTAATCTCTCGTAATTCTAGGGCTTCTGTAGCCTTATAATCTATGTCTACGAAAAAGTTGTACCTTTCAGTTTTTTGCTCGACTACGTAAAGTCTTTCACCATTCTTTACAGCCTCTATGTATTTTTCATGAAAAATATCCAATGTATCAAATGGTACAGACAGTACACCACCGTCCATGAGTACATGTGATAGATTGGTTGCATTGTTAAATTTTTGTTCAGTGCACCACCTTTTAAACATACTATTATATACAAACCTATTCTCTAAACCATCTCATACACGAGATGTCCTGATATTCTTTATTCTGTGATAACTCCTTCTTTATACTCAAGAGAATGTACACCTGTTTAGATTTATTTTCCTCCACCCACTGAGCACACTCTTCATCACAAAATCCTCTATTCTTTTTTAAGAGTTCAGTAATCTCATTCAAAATGTGCACCTTCGCTTTCATTATTTTATAGAAAATGTTTTTCTACGAAGAGAAGTTATACACGAGTAAAACTCTGGATTTTTTATGACATTATCTATAATGCGTTTCCATCTTTTTTTATTGTTAAACTCATCGAGTGTGTCGTAACTCATATAATCATTCTCATCGTGGGTTTTTCTGTATGGTTGTTTTAACATTTTTTTTATATGCGTTTTAGACTTTTCATCATAGAACTTCTTTACCTGCGCCTGTTGTTCTGACCTAGTAAAATTCACGAATAATATAAAGACACTATACTCAAGATCAACCATTGGACTCTCCTTAACTGTAAATGTAAACTCAGTGTATTCACCACTTTTGAGAGAAACTACACCACGAGTTTCCTCCTCGAGTTCTCGAAGTGCACATCTAAGAGGATTGTAAATTTCTCTCCTTCTACATCCACCTGTGATAAAAATCCATTCTTTAAATCTCCAATCTCTCACTGTAAGAAATCGTGGCTTTCCTTCCGAAAAGCTAACCGGGATCGCAATCGCTTTGTATTTTTTCATTGCGCATTCGCAAGTTACTATAAGCCCACATGATTATTCTTCATCCTTCTCCACAGGTAGTTCGGGCTCCAACACTGGTTCCGGTGTGGGTGTATTTAACCTTTTAATCATCTGGGTAGAAACATCCTTGAGGGTATTCATTTCCTCTTTGGTCCTGTTTATCTCTCTGAATAACATCACGATACCAGCTGCACATATGATAGTGGCGATCAGCATGATCGTATCTTTGTTGAGGGGAATCATATACATGAGTATGTCATATTCTTTTTAAGTGATTACACCCATGGAAGGTTTTCCTGGGGGTGGGCACTCGTATGGAGACTGTCCAAATTGAATCGCCTCGTAATGTGTGTTTTCACATGATTTATCGGTGGTGGGTTGAATCATGAATTTTTCGAGTGTCCTGGATTTTGGATCGTAGGTCAAAACAAAAACGATAGCGAGAAGGAAAACAATCTTCCAAAACATTTATTATTTAGTTAGAATATAAAAGTCCACCCATGCCATTCTCTATGCGAAGCACGTTATAATTGACCGCATAGATGTCCTTTTCACAATTGGCAGCGCTGTTGATAATGCGAGCAGAGTCGAGGCGAGAAAAATTGAGGGACCCAGTGGGTTGGAGCTTTCCAGACTCGAGGCAGAATGGGTAGAAGAAGAGTTCCTTTGCAGTGGAGGACTCGCCATTGGAGGAGTGGTAATAGAGAGGAACGGTCGTAAAATGAGGATCCGCAAACTTGAAATCCGCCACGTCGGTACCATTAATCTGGAGCTTGAGCTTGTTTGTGTCGTTGAGAATGCTGAGATCAGAATTGTCGGCGGAAGCGAGATACTTAACTGGATGGTTAAAGTTGAGTTCCTGAATCTTAGATCCCGAAGCGATCGCCTTCTGAACCTGGGTGATGATCATGTTCTGAGGCTGAGCGGCGAACATCTCACGCTCCATCGTATCGAGATAGGCATAGTTAGCATACACATCCCACTTGGCACTGTTATCCGTGGCGTTAGGACCCCACGTGATGCGAAGTTCGACATCGTGGTATTGTAGAGATATGAGGGGGAGAGCCGTCTGCCAATTCTCACAGAATGAGAAGCGGAGTGGGTAGAAACGGGTATTACCGAGACCACCCGAGGGAGATTTAGAAGATGTCGTCGCCGAGAGGGATGGGGCGATGAGGGTCGAATAGATGGAATCTTGTTCATCGATCACCTGACCACCGATGAGAAGTTCAACCTTGGAAACAGCCGTTCTCCAATTTGAGATGGAAAGTGCTTTCGTGCCATTATTGGGGACGAGATACACGTATCCAAGGAGGTCACCTTTGCGCTCGAAGCGAACGGTAGACATACCATTGTTGGATACATTACCTTGAATCACCTGGCGTTCCACAGTCTGGGAAAAGTTTGTGTGACGCTTATAGGTGCTTCTGAAAAAACTAACTTCGGGTTGACCGACGAGGTGCACATCCTGAGCACCGACAGCTACGAGTTGGGCGATACCACCGGACATTTTGTTATATTATACATAGAGTTTATTTTTTAAGCTGCCAAAAATGATATTCCATTTAATGATAAATATTGAGGATTTATATTATAAAACAATTCCACATCACCATTTGTTTTAATAATTATACGTTCTACTGACGAATTTGAAAATGCAAGAAAAATGTGATCATATTGTGGTCTAAAACCAACATTTAAATTAAAAATAATTGTATCGGTAGTACTAGAAGGTTCGGCTTCTCCACGGATATGTACACGATTTAACGCGTCTTTATAATAACCAACGGGTGTTGGGTTGCTTCCTGAACCAAAATTCTGCCAATTACCTAGAAAAGTTGGTGCAATCCATACACTTTGTGTGGAACTTAAATAACCATTTAGTGTGATATCACCATCTAATTTTAAATTTACATTATCATTAGACTCCTTTATTTCTAAGTCCACATTTTTATAAACTTGAAAGATATATATTTTATTATTATCACTTCCAGAAATAATTATATTATTGGATATATCAACAAAATTACTAGATAATTTATCTGAAGTGAGTGGATTTATTGTAACAGTTAAAGTTTTATAGTATGATATATCATATTTGTAATACACATGAATAGAACCTTTACCAGAATCATATAAACTATCACCTATAATAAACATATTATTTTTAACTGAAACTTTATCCCCAAAAAAAAGGTTTAAGCTTGATGGTGGTAATAATTTTTTATAAAGTATCCACGATGATGCGATATCACCCGATATTTCTCTCATATAAATATAAGCAGCTCCTCTAATAGAATCATCATCGACTGGACAACCTAATATAATATAATCTCCTGATAATTTTAATGATGTTCCGAATTTATCACCGGTAGAATTTTGTGTTAATGTACTCCTCAGAGTTATATTATAACTCTGATCAAATGTGTATATGTGAACTACATAAATTCTTGTTGTATTCGTAGTAAAACATAAGGCTAATGTATTTTCATACAAATCTATACTTCTGATATCACTAAAAATATCAGTAGGAGTTATTGTTTTTTTGTATATCCAATTATTTGATGCATCACGAGAGTATATATATGTTTCTGTTCCCTCATTAATAATAATAATATCTTTATATAAAGAAATATGTTTTCCAAATTTACTGGAATTAGACGAACCTGATATTTTATATACCATGGTCCAGTTTGAAAATATATCACCGGGTGTATCTCGTTCATATATATATACTGCACCATTTCCACTATTATGTAATGGTGCACTTGCAGCTATCGTATCTTCGTAAATATCCACGGATGTACCAAATCTATCACCAGTACTTAAATCACTTGGACTTAAATTCAAATTTAATGTCCAGTTTTGATGTGAATTTAAAATATTATAAAAAATACCTATACTTCCCGTATCTGATGTACCATTGTAAAAACTGTCAGATCTATTAGAACCGGTTACAATTGTATTATCATAAATTGAACTAGTCAACCCAAAACTGCTAACTGCAGTGGATACATTTTCAATAATATCTGAATATTGAGTTGTAACATTACTAGTTTTTGAAGTGAAATTTGTATTATTCAATATTATACTTCCTCGGACATCTAGAGTTGCTTGGGGTTGTGTGGTGCCTATACCCACGTTGCTGGCGTATGTGAGAAAGTCTGGAGCTGTATTTATCGTCCATGGGGTGCTTATAAATTCGGTACCACCTTGGTTCAGGTTACCAGTGAAGTTGATATCCCCTTGAACATCCAGAGTAAATTGTGGTTGTGTGCTACCTATACCCACATTGCTCGTGGAGACATCCACGAAGAGATTGCCATCACCCACTCTGAAGTCCCCTTGGACATCTAGAGCTGCTTGGGGGTTGTTGGTACCTATACCCACGTTGCTCGTAGAAACATCTACAAAGAGGTCGGTGGTACCCACGTTGAGGTCCCCTTGGACATCTAGGGTCGCTAGGGGGTTGTTGGTACCTATACCCACGTTGCTCGTAGAAACATCTACAAAGAGGTTGGCAGCACCCACGTTGAGGTCACCATTGACATCTAGGGTCGCTAGGGGGTTGTTGGTACCTATACCCACTCGCAAGTTATTACTGTTGGTCGAATCTTCTATTATAAGATCTTTAGCTCTATAATACACGTACACCGACCCGCTGTCCATACCCTTATCGTCGTCCGCATATGCCCCCACCGCCACCGTGTCCCCGCTGATCGCCACACTGTAGCCGAACTGATCATTCGCCGCCCCATCAACCGCCACCACCTTCGCGCGCTGCGTCCATCCCGCTGTCAGGCTCCCCGCCACGTCACGTGTGAACACGTACGCCGACCCGCTGTTGGAGCCCTTGTCGTCGTCATAAGGAGTCCCGATCACCACCGTGTCCCCGTCGATCGCCACGCTGTGGCCGAACTCATCATACACCGCGCCGTCCCCCGCCACCAGCTTGGCACGCTGCGTCCATCCCGCGGTGAGGCTCCCTGCCACGTCCCGCGTGAACACGTACACCGACCCGCTGTC